GTTGAATGTGACCGTGTATGCTGCCATGGGTAAACAAGGCGGGCATACAATAATCCTAGTGTAACCAGGTTTTGTGTCAATGGGTTTTTGTTTCACGAATTTCTGAGTGAAAGTGCGTGATCCTGAACCATCCGGCACTCGAGGAGTGAGGTTGTTGTCAGGAGCGCATGATGCTGCGCGAATGAATTGCTGGGATTCATGGTTAAGTACCATAGTTGAGTTGGTGGATTTAAGCGTTTCTCTGTTGTTAAACGTTCGGTGCCCACTACAAAAGCACCGTCCGAGTCGATCTTTTCTATTCCGACGACGAGGAAGTCGGAAGCTTGGACGAACCTTTGAGTTTTGGTTTGTTAGCTTCAGCCTTCCTTGACTGCCGGTGGCCGCTTGGATTTTTGCCGCGGCCGTGCGTTTTGGAACTTATTTTGTGACCTTTACGCGTCACCTGCTTACAATCTGACTGTTTGTCAGTTGTAGTGTTTTCGTGCCGTGCTCTTTGTGGAAGTGGTATCCGGAGCATGGGTTTGTCTTGTCGTGTAGAATCGTGTTGCAACCGAAGCTGCGACTCTTGTCTAGTGCAATACAGTTCGTGGTACATTTTGTCCTCATGTGTTCCTTTGAGGATTTGGTGGCACCACATGCATTCGATGATGGGTTCGATGTCGTACGGAGGATACTTCTCTTCCTCAGTAGTTACGAATTCCGCATCGGTGTCCGTGTCGGCGTCCGTATACGAATAAGATATGGGTTCTGGAGTTGGTGCGTAGACGGCTTCTGCCTCGCTTCCGCGGATAATAACCGCGTCAAATTTTGGGGGCGCAAGTTCTCCTGGTTCGTCAAAAGACTGTGCGTATAGCATATCATGTGGTGTTGTTGGCCGCCATTTATGAAACTTATCCCAATCGAAGTTAGGGAAATGTTCCATGGCGACGTCTAGCATCCATTCTGCTGGTTCATTTACGAATTGTTCGACTCGTTCAAAGTTAGCGGACCACCAAGATGTATCTTTTCCTGGATCGGTTAGCTTGCTCGGAACGATTATGTCGTTCAGATTCAACCAGAGTTTGGCATACCGACCGATCATGGGTGTATTGGCGTCGGTGTAAACCACGGATATTGCTTTTTCCGTAAATTTAGTGGCGGGGTCGGCAGTTGAGTCAGTCGATGTATGAAATTTGGTCATCTGTCTTGCCAAATCGCACATGTTATTTGGGTCTCCGGTCCATACGTCGGGTCCGAAGATGCGTGATAGAAAATTTATGCCAGGTTGACCGCGTTCGAACACGTCACAGGTGACTTTGTGTCCAATATGTTTTGCGGCCGTGGCATAAGATTTTTCAGGCATGTTTCCCATTAAACTGTCATCACCTCCGAATTCGCACA